GCCCCTATGAGCTTGTGGCAACAGCTAGCGGCAGGCTAGTGCCCTTGGGTGTAACGAAAAAGAAAGCCCCGATTGGATTGCCTAACAGTCTTCGGTAAAGCCGCACCTTGGCTTCAGCGCGGTCATTCGACAGAACTCCGGTCAGCAATGGTAGGCCGGTATGGTCAGTTTGGTCCTTCATCCATTGGACTAGAGCTTCGATATGATACTTGCCGTCATGATGCTCACGGCGGAACTTCGGGTCGCAATAAACAATAAGCTCCTCAAGATGCTTCTCGTGGGTATACCAGAACTGGCCGATAATCATTACCGCCAAGGCTTTTAATACCGCTTCCGAACCAATAACCCCGATAATCCCTCGCGGCCCCATATCACCCGGCGGGATTAGCTCCGGATAAAGCACCCGATTCATCATCCATTGAATACGGTCGAGAGCCAACGAGCGCAGAGCATTCTCCTTGTGGGCCATCATGGTTAGACGCCATAGCTCATTTGCGTCTGTCGGAGTTGCGAGTCTCACCATGGCTACTTCTTTGGACCCGGTAATTTCTTAAGGGTCTCAGCATATTTTTTCCTTACATTCAGAACGAACTTGTCCAGAACTCTATGGCCGGCGCTGATGTCACCGTGGCCAATATCTCGAACTACATCAGGATGGATAAGAAACTCACCGCCAGCAGCTATGATTGGTACATGACCAGGTGCGGTTCGATGGGTCCCACCACTGGCAAATGGCGTCTTGCCACGACCCATACCCGTGCTGGGCATCGACGGTGGCCGCATCCAGGACATCTTGGGTTGACCGGAGCCACGGCCACCAGACATTGGCGCCATACCATATGGCCCGGAGGAGAACATCTTCTGCAGGATCTTGCCGCCAGCCATGGAATTGCCTTGGCCAAGAGCTGAGGGAATATCGGCGGGAAGAACGTAGCTTCCCGATTTGACTGACATGGGTAGCCGGTCAGTACGGCCAGGTACCGATGAATGAATCATCCCTTCATGGCGCAGACCATACATGGACCCACGCATGACCATGTTTTCCATATTGAAGCGGTCGAGGTTGGGGCCGCCGAAGGCTTTCTTCTCAGGATACTTGCCGCCGTGTTTCTGTTCGGCTCGCCGCTCTGACATCATTATGGCGATGGCCTGAGCTCGGTTCTTAACGACAGGGCCGCTCTTGCTGCCGCTATGAAGCTTCCCATGCTTCCATTTGTGCATTACCTGGCTAGCTGGCATGACTGAATACCTTTGCTAAGGCTCGATGAGCCGCAGACAGGTTAGGCGGCGGTGGCTTCTTGACCTTGCCGCCACGGGCCATCTTACCCTCATTTTCCCCCTTCATCATACCATAAGTGAATAGAGTTCCACCTGCGACTCCCCATAATGGACGGGCTTTATGGAGATGGACTGGATTAAACTCAGCATGAGGAGCGCGCAAGATTGCCGGGTTGAGCACGGCATACTGGGTCTGTTCGTATTGTGGTCCTATATCCAGTAGTCCATCTATAATCAGCATATCATAGCCGGCTTCATGGCCGGCGTTAATTAACTTAGCCATTTTATAGCCGCTGTACTCAGCGCCGGTCCATTTGGTACCGGGAGATACTAGCTGAGGCCAATCAACACGACCGACTTTACTACCTCGTGCAATATAAGGACTAGCAATTTTCTCACCTTCTGGGGGCCATCCGGCATATACTCTCGCAATTTCTGGATCATGCGCTAGAAATACTGCTTTCTCTCCTTCATAATTTTTAACAGCACCAACCCCACTCCAAGGCAAGAACTGTTCAGGATGGCCACCGGGGACCTGCTTATCGCCATGGAAGAGTTTTACCCATGGATTAAATCCGTGATTAATAATTTCATTGAGCTCGCGCTTTGGAATATCCAGCGGTGTAAATGACTGGAATTTATTCGGCCGATATTTCATCCAATCAATTGGTTCAATTGCATCATGGTACTTCTGTGAAGTAAAATCGCCTGGCTTGACATCGCTTATCTGTTCGCCGGAGGCGATTGCCGCTTCCTTAAGTTCCTGTAAGTGTTGGTCATCGTAATAATTTGCGATGTCCTGGTCGGTGTAACCATTCTTTTTGTAGGCAGGCTTCTTCTTGGCTAGGTCAGCTTCAGCTTCCGTCACAGCATCAAGCTGCTTTTGATTAAGCCAGGAATAAATATTTTCTTTCTGATTTTTATCTAAATTATTCAAGGCTACAGCAACATGATCGGCGGGCTGGTTGTTAAGCATTACACCAATCTTTCCGAGCTGCTTTGACGTTACAATCTTCGGCATTGATTCCAGAAAAATCGGATCGTAATCCTTAATCGATGCAATAATCTGCCCGGCACTATGGGTCTTATTGAGCTGCATAATCGGCATACCGACGGTGCTAGACTGTGGCGCTTGTATTGATTTCAACAAACCATTCCATTCATCATCGGATAGTCCCACGGCCTCTTCGCCCTTGGGTAGCTCAGCATGAAATGCCGACTGCGGCGGTACTTCACCTTTGTCCAATCCATATTTTTCAGCAAGGTCATCTCGGCGAGCGATCAGTTTATCGGCAAGACTATTCTTACCGTAGGCTTCTTCTGGACCAACGTATTGAGCGACAAGCTGACGGATTGTTTCATCTGGTACAGCCGCAATACGTTGTGCTGTTCGGTTATCAGGGTCTGGCTTAAGACCGCTGAAGACCTGTCCCGATGTATACTTTGGGCTTTTCATCTCCTCTAGTTCATGAACGGTATCTCCGAATGCTTCGCCCTTAGGAGAACCTTTAGCGCGGAATCCTAATGCCCCGCCCTGATCGATGCGATAAGCATCAAGTGTCTTAGGATTAACTAGAATATTTTCTTTGTCAGCCCCGATCGCATCCCAGTTAGCAAGCCAGGCATCGGCCGGGAAATGCTCACGAAGGTGATTGATGTAACTCCAGGGGTGGCCCGGTGTTACTACCCCCGGCACATAATTCTTTAGTTCTACAGCATCAGGAATAATCTGACTAGCAACGGCAATCTTGCCATTAGGTGTACGAGTTAATTCAGTCTTAGCACCGGGTACACCGAGCAATTCATAGAACTTACCGGCCAGAACTTCTTGCCTGGCCTGCTGCTCGTTCTTTGGCACTTTGACATAACGGTCAATGCCATCAGGAAAATTGGTAAAAGTACCACCGGGATTAGAGCCGAGCTGCTTTCCACTCTTGTAAGCTTGTTGAAATACAGCTGGATCAAGATCAAGAAAGTGTGGTGCGGCTTCAGCTGCCGTCTTTGCTGTCTTAGCGGCAATCGGCAGCATCCCGGCAGCAATAGTCTTTGCCGCCAAAGCTTCTGGGCCTGGTAGAAAACCAAAGGCTTCAATCGCAGCCGGACCATAGTCTGGATCAACCCGTGGAATCTTACCCTGCTCCGGCAAGATCGATGTCGGCGGACCAGGTTCTTCGGTAACTGCTTTGGTAATCTCCGGAGCAAGGATTCGAGGAGCGGCTTTGGCTACGTCAGTAGGTGACGGCGGTTGTACCGGTTGAACTTGCTGGCCTTCTTTTGGAGTTGGCCCTAATGCCGGTATGGTTATACGAGGAACACCTGACGGCCCAATCGGCAGCTCTGATTCGGGAATGCGGTCATCATCTGGGGTACCACCAGCTTGCATCTCAATATCTTCATAGCGATCCAGCGTGACAGGCGGTCGAGCAACTGGATCAATAAAGTCTGGAGGTTTAATATTAGTTGGCGGTACAGCCCTATTGGAATATCTGCTAACCGCAAGTTCCATTGCTCGATCCAGATCTGATGGCGGCGGCCTGCCAAAAGCCTCAGCCATTGCATCGCCAATATCGCGGTCGAGATCTTCACTGAGTATTGGACCGCCAGCAGCGCGTGCTCTGCGCCGAGCTGTATTAAGTGCGATGCGGATGGCATCCATTTAGCCGGCCCGAATCATAATGATGCCGTTAACAAGTGTCGGTCCTATAGTTTGAAATGCTGCACCGCCGCCGACAACACCATCGCTTGCGGTAATGCCTGTCACGGCACTGTTGATTGCTCCGGTCTGTCCTGGAAAATTTGCATTTTGTCCGGTGTCAAATACCGCATTATTAAGACCGCCTGCATGGTCAACGGTATAGCTATGAGTATGACCTGGATCGGTAATAGTAACGCCATGGTTATGTGCTGGCATGTTAGCTGTTATCAACGTCGTATTGATATTGCCGCCACCCACCAAAAAGCCAGCGCCGGAAAGGCGACCGGTACCTTGCTCTAGGGCGTACAGGGCGCGACCACGAGCGTCCGGCAAGGTATTGCCGCCAAGAAAGGCATTCAATGCCGGATAAGTAACGGCAGAGAATGTAGTACCATCGCAGTTAAGATATGGCGGTATGGTGCAGGCGCCGACCCATGCCGGGGTCCCAGGTATTCCCCAATGCACATAGGTCCCAACATGCGGCAGGCCGTGATACTGCGGATTGGCGCCATCCAAAAATACCTGGACATTCTGGCCAGGAGGCAAGCCGATAGTCTGCGCTCCGGCAGAGGTAGTAGTCATGGTAACAAGAAAGGCAGATGAGTTCGTGGTCTGGTTCATAACGGTCCAGAAGCCACCGACACCGCCGGGAAAAGTCAGAATAATATTACCCGATATCGCTCCGGTTATTTTAACAAATGCACACTGATACTGGCCTGAGCTCAACTGCACATTGGCATTAGTCAGGGGAATAGTCGCCACTCCGCCAAGCATGGTATCGAGGATGCCGACATTATTATTAACGAACGGTCCCCAAGTACCGCTATCGGTACCCGGTGTAACCTGAGCGAAGCTCTTATTGGTGGTATAGGTTTCAGCCATGACTCATGGTCCTCCGAACAGTGGAAGCTTGTAGAACCCGCCCGTACTCGTGACCACTGACAATACTGCTACGGCCTGTGAGGCATTGAAGGTGGTCCCGGCGGCCGTTGAAGTAATGGTGGTAATGGCCCCCTGCTCCAAAAAATCACTCTTAAGTACCGTGCCGAGATCACGAATGGCCTGTACACCATTCTGCAACGCCGAAAGGATATCGCTCGGACCGATAGTCATTACCGTCTCCCACTCAAAGCATAGCGAAAGCGAATACGTCCAAGCCGCCAAAATTCCTGGTTATTGCTCTGTACCTGCACCGCCATGAGCCGGCCCCGTAGCCGTGGCGTAATATACTCGGTCATTGGCGTTACCGTAAACGGACCATAGGACCGTGGTGTATCGCCGGGATAGTCAGCCGAGAAGAAAGTCACATTGACCTGAGCATCGCTCGGCTCCGAGAATAGTCCGTACTTGAAGTCCGGAATAACATAATCGACAAAGGCCAAGTCATTGCCGTCGGTCAGCGCCCACCAACCGGAGCGGAACGATGGCGCTCCAGTACCTGGCGTGGCTTCGCCCTGCTCATGCTGCCAAAGAACTCCCAATGAGTCGGCACCAATCGGCGTTCCCAGCACCGAGATATCGACCCAGGCAGTGCGAGCGAGAACTCCATAATCCCAGCTGTTCTCGGTGATATTAAGCTTAACGTAAGAATCATTCTCAACGGCATTAATCGATGGGAAGAACCAGGCAATCTCGTTGAAGGTAGCGTTGGGCGCACAACGAACCTTCCATGCGTAGGTCCGGTTGATGTTCTGGAAAATATAATCCCATACCGAGCATGGCACCGGTACTACACCGGTCGGCGAGATAGTGAAGAAATTATCGTAGCCGCACCAATAGACCGTGCCGGCCAGGACCCCACCGCCATGTGAGCCAATGAGACCGCATCCGGTGCCGACTCGAGTAAAGTTAAAGATGATATCGCCGCCGACCCACTGCATTAACCAGATATCAATATCGGTCCATATCACCCCGTAGTTTGGCGCCTGCAGACCGCCAATAATTATCGAGCCGGTTGGGATATGAAAGCTGCCGGCGTCGGTCTGATTGCTGACCGTCCAATTGGTATAGTCCAGCGCGTCCGACCAGCGCACAACCAAGTTATCCTGGACTCCGGTCGAGAGCACCGAGCGCCAAGCTACCAGGATTTGCTGCGGCATGGAGACAAAGATACCGCCATTAAAGAATGGCGCCGTAGCAACCGGCTGACCATTGCTAAACCCGGAATCCGGCGACCACACAAATATTGGTCCGTTCTCCGGGCACGACAGTAAAATCTCGCCCCAGTTATCCTGGGTCCAGTCTCGTGCCGTAATCGGTGTTCCTGTTGCTGCGGCAAAGCTGCCGCCGACACCACCGAATGCCGGCGGACCGCCGAATGGACCACCGCCAAACGGCGTTCCAGTTCCTTGCGGACCGCCGACAACGTAATAAACCAGCTGCGCTACTCCGCCATTCATGGTGGAAGTTGCAGTCGCACTGGCATTATTGGTCGCGGTAATGGTGAACTGAGTGGAGGATAAAATATTGGTAATTAGATACGGACCCTGAATAGTTAGTCCATCGACCGTAGTCGGGGCAATGAATTGTTCGGTAAGCCCCACTACCCGTTGAAAGTTATGATTCGGCAGAGTGACAGTAACGATTGGCGACCCTACCGAAGAGGCAAACACCGGCAAGATACCGCTGTTGCTGACACCGGCAGCGCCAGGCGCAGTAGACTGAATTACATAGGAGCCGGTCGAAAGTACTCCGGTAATCTGATAGGCGCCATTAAGCAGGATGCCATCAATCGAAACAGGCGTATTGAAGTACACCACATTATAGGGACTGGCGCCGCTATTAGGGTCAACCACCGTAACGGTAAAACTGCTGGCAGTTGTCGAGAAGTTTGGCGCCACACTGGAGGTCAGGGTCTGCGGTATTATATCGACGCTGGCCGATCCGGGCGTGATGATAGTAAGATTATTGGTGGCCGCTGCGCTTAAGTGATCGAAGTGGGCAATGTCCTGCCAAGCGTGAAGATCCCGTACTGTTGACGGACTGACGCTGCCAAACGTCACCCAGCCGCCAATTGTCTGGGTCAAGCCGTTCTTGAAACGAATGTTCTGCGATTGCGAAATGCCGGCTTCGTTCAAGGACGGTGTGCGCTCGACATCAACGCCGGGCCGCAATGTTACCGATGTCATCGGCATTATCAGGTCCTCGGTGGAGTGGCCTGCGGCGATGCACTATATGGCGTCCAAGCCTGTGCCTGATGTTTGGCCCGCTTAATCTCGGCCTCAGCCGAGGGGAACAGCGTCTTATACTGATTTTCCCAAGATTGTGAGCCCTGTGGATTATCGGCCTGGCCGCCGAAGTCACGCATGTAGCCAAAGGCAAAGACCATTGATGCGGCGATAAAGAGCTCCGGGCAATACTGGGTCAGGAATGTCGAGGAGTTGGCCGAGGATAGTGGGGAAGGCCGCTGTAACCCGATAAACTCGATCGGATAAGCCTGATCCGGAGCCGGCCCAAGGGAGACCTGGGTATCGGAAGTCATCGTATAAAACTGTGGAATGCCGGTCACAGTAGCGCCGCTCGGGAAGGCGGCATCAAGGAACGGCCGTGCCGTAAATGTCAACGGATAGCGCGTGCTGCTGTTGGAGCTCAGAATATTGACCTGATCGACCGTGATGTAATTACCGAAGCTGGTCGATAGAGCGACCGTGCGTATGCCGCTGGAGACCGATGTAGTGGCATCGGTCACCTGCTCACGTAGCGGGTCCATCTCTCGGTAAATCCGTTGCTCGGCATAATCTATCATCCCCGGCAACATGGTCTGGTAGTTCGGATCGTTACTGGAGATGACGATCAGGTTGGCCGTCTGTGATATATAACTGGCATAGTTGAGCGTCGGTACGCTTAAGGTCATGCCGGCACTCCTGTCGAGCTTCCATCGGTTACCGAGAATTGTACCTGAGCAACCGCGATAGGGCCGCCGCCGCCCCAGAACGCCACACGATGGAATTGAAAGCGGCCCCCGGTTGTTACCGAGCCGCTAATCGTCTCACCAACAGTTCCGGCCGTATTGCCTGATGCCAGAGTCGTCCAGGCCGACCAGGTGGTATCTATCAGCGAGCCTTGCACCACATAGCCGGTCGAGCCAAAGACCGAATCGTTTGGTGCTGTAATTTTCCAGTTGCCCAGCGTATGAGTCAGAACCGGCGTGTCGAGACCGGCCGGGAAGGTGCCGCCGGGATATTCCGCCCAGTTGATCCCCACATAATTGCCGAAGCTCGAGTTCGGCGTGACAATCATGGCCGACAGGAATGACGGCTTATTGGCATTACCGTCAAAGGCTGCCGGAATACCGGCGGCCTTGGTCATTGTTCCGATCTGGGCACTGTAGAACTGTAGGCTTGGCGTTGGGTTGGCGCCAATGGCCGAGAGCGGGCTATCTGCCGCTACATAGTTCTCCATCCTGGCATTCATGATCGGGACCGGATCGGCCGGCAGGATAATAGTTCGCTGACCGTTCTGCTGATATTCGTCGTAGCAATCGGGGCAGACCAGAAAGCGGGTATTTAGAAGCTTGGTCCCTCGCCAATCGTATTGCCAGCGCAGCCGGTAATGGTTCCACATCGAACCACAGCGATCGCAAATGGCAAGCGCTCGTGGATTGGACGGGTCAATCTCGGCTTTGCCGTATGGCCTCATACGTAATAGTTCCCCAGTCCTGGAATGATAGTCAGTCCGACATTCTCAGTGTCCTGACGCATAAAGATTTCCATTGCACGAGTATATCGTGCAAAGAGCTTATCTTCTAATTGAGGAGCATAGATTTCCGCCAACTTCCATGCCACACCCGCACAGTAAGCTTCGTATGCTCTATACGGTATCTCGACATTAAGACCGTTCTGGACATCGGCGTCCTGGGTCTGCCGTACCGAGTAGAACTGTACGGTGTACGGTCCAGCACCATCCGGCACCGGATAGAAGGTGACATTCTGCGAGATTAGCCGGTCATACCAATAGACTGTCGGTACACCCTGCCCAAGCTTGTTGGAGTATGAGGCATATTCGGTACGACTGACCGGCCATAGATAGCGATCTATAGTGGCTAGCCCGGAGCCGGTACGGACATAGAGATCAAGGATCATGACCGTCGCCGACGGCACCGCATAAGTCGCCACGCCCTGAGTCAGCGGCATGACTTGCAAATCGACTTCCCAGAGATTGGGTGTATTGTTCGACCATTCCGACAGCACGAAGTTCAATGCCATCCTGGCATGGAACATCTGCTGCTGGGTGATTTCTGCCGGCCGAATCTGGCATCGTCCCAAAGCCGCTAGAACAAACTCCGAACCGGACGGCGCGAAGTTATAAACCTGAGTTGTGTTCTGACTGGTGACAAACATGATTGCCTCAGTTCAAGTTTGTAAATGTATAGGTTCCCTGACCAATCACACTATTAGAACAGGTTGCCGCCCCGTAACTCGGAACCATGGCTCCCGCGATGTCATTGTCGGTTTGGAATACAGCAAAATACTGAAGATTGTAATGCACTTCTCGGATGATGAAATTTTCTGCGGCACCACAACCGACTTGCGTAGGGGTAAGCGTTACACCCAATCCGGGGAATAGCAAATTACCGGAAGTATTGCTTACCTGCACAAAGGGGGAATTGTTCTTGATTTGCCATGACGCAAACTCTGTGATGTTCTGGCCGTAGCTAAAACCAATCCCATGATTGCTCACAAACCCATAATGAAACGGTGCCCACTGCGTCGGCGAGCTCGCCGGTGTATTTCCCATATTACCAGCGACACGCGAAATGTAAGTAATGCTGGCCGACGTAACGAGCGCGCCAACGCTGTATGTAAATCCGGCGTTATAAGCCGTCGGCGTCAAATTCCAATCACAAATCTTATATTGCTGGCCACTCCATAAGATTGGGTAAGTCACGGTGGTCCCGATAATTGCTGGCAACGTGCCAAGCAACGTGACGTATTGCGTTGGCGATATGCATGGCGAAGTCCAGGGCGCTGGTCTTACGCCCCAATAAGGACCGCTATTCCAGCCCATTTCTCGCATGCGCTCAGGACCGCTGCCATTGTCAGTCAGGATACCCAGCCATGGAGTGAACTGATAATCGCCCTGCCCAAACGCCGCCGAGCCGCCACTGGCCCAATTACTGCCGCCAGTCATATTTCCAGCGCCGCTGCTGTTGGCGGGATAGCGGAAGTTCATGCGAGCAAAGCTGCCACCCTTCATGAACAAATGACCGTCTTGCGGGCTCCCCGGCTGCCCAAGATTGACCATTATGTTTTCGCCGTAGCCGCTGTTGCCGTTATTAATATTGCAGCAAATGCTATCAAGCGTGACGTTGCCGCCATTGTTATTACTTGGAATATTAATAAAGGCGAACGATTGCGCCGCGAAGAACTTTGCTTCACTCAATGCGTTGCCGGGGCTGTAGGTCGATGCGAAGGTGTAGTCGATATTGATATTTATGTTCTTGAGAATAGTTGCGCGTGCCGCACCAAACCCAAACGTGCTATCGACCAATTCAAATGGTTGTCCGGGCTCTATATGAATTTGCTCCACGTCAATACCCGCACCGACAAACACTCGGCCCATCTCCGTTGCCCAGATTGCGGTTTGCGTGCCGATTTCGGTCGTGAGCCCTGAACCGCAACATACTGTCCCATAAGCCTGATACCACTCGTCCGTCGCTCGCCAAGTGGCAACATGCGTGCTGGTGTTATACGCCACCATTACAAGGGGGATAACGCCGTAATCTGCGGGCCACATCATCCAGCTATTATAGACGTTCCGGCTACAGGGGTTTGCAGGAGCAAAACGGTTGTATTCGTTGGCGGCAGTGCCGGGATCGGTGCACTGAACTGTCAAGAACCCATCGGGCGATGTAATAGTGCCGGTAACCTTCAAGCCAGCAGCATCGTATGAAGCACTTACGGTAGAAATTGCGAACTTCTGACCTATCATGTTCTGACTAAAGTGCGAGTAATTACCATTATAAACCGCCACGCCAACGTCGGTACCGGTAATCACCGAAGTCACCGCATCTACGGTGTTATTAGTCAGGCTGTTCACAAAACCCTGTGTATTAGTCACAGTGAAACCTACACAGGAATTTTGGATAAAAGTATTGTCTACCTTGTTTTCGGCAGCGAGGGCCGTCCCTGCTGAACCAATGGTTTGAATAGCCGAACTACCAATGGGAATACTATAAAAGAAATTAAACGCACCACTATTTCTTATCTGGGTACGATTGGCGCCGCCGCTTTGGCTAAGCACTACTATCCCGGCACCAGTAGCTGGCTGTCCACAATCTACACCGCCATTAGGACCAACAACCCATACGCTATCCAGTGTCATCCCGTTACCGGGACCCATCGTAAGCCCGGCGCTGTTATTGAACAGCGCATTGATGATGCAGCCGCCCTGGAAGGCCTGGGGTGAAGCAGGAATTAACTGCGGTGGACCATAGAGCGTCCCGCCGAAATTATCACTTATCGCCGTTTCCGATATCGGTTTCCACCAAACCAAATCGGCATTTGCGGCCAGGTCATTCAACGGGTCATGGCCAACATTGCCGTTTTGCAGGGATTGCCAGGGGATACCGTTGCGATAAACGACGGCACTTATGGGATAAGTGGTGCCGACAAGCCATGCCGCCGAAGTCCATAGATTAGGAGTGCCAGTGGTAAAGCCGGGGGCTTCCACGTATCCAATGCTAATGTTCTGCGTATAGCTGACGATAGCGCCAAACACGATCTCATTGGCTTGCGCCAAGACACCAGTTGAAACAGTCGGCGCATTGCTTGGCGATGAAGTATTATCTACGGCAACGGACCTATCAATACCGCCATTGGCATTGGCAACCGACATGGCAACAGCGGCATAACCGCCGCCAGGACCGTTTGCAGTTATCGTTCCCCCCGAAGCTAATTGCGTCCCAATATTGGAACTATAGAAAATGTAAATGCCGCCAATCGTCCCGTTGTCTACAAACCCCGGCGCTCGCGTATAAGTATGTCCGGCACTATCGGTAACGCTGGTTATGCCAACGCCGCTGATATCGTTCACCGCCACTACAATCAGTGAACCAACTGGTGCGGTTGCGATGGTTGTGAATGGGCTCCCATCAAGAACTTCTGGGTAAGCCTGCCCAATAAGTGTAGGCGTGCCAATCGCGCCAGAACCCTTGAACGAGGCGACGATAATGCCATTGGCAAGGGACTGAGTATAAGTCGGGGCGTAGGTAACGCTGCTGGTCGAAGCGACAACCTGATAGGCCAAATCCATCGCCATGCCGGTAGCGTCCGGCGATAGCGGTGAGCCCCACGCCTGTTTTGCGGTGTTATTGACATAGACGGTACTGCCGCCGGGGGGCGTGGCTGTTGCCCCCGGAGAATAGCCGCCCGCTAGACCGGTAAATCCTTGCGGTATCCAGTTTGCACCACCACGCACGTTTCCATGCGGATCAAAGAAGATCGGGATTGATGTCGAATATGTTCCGGCGCAATAGACCTTGTTTTGACCGGCAGCATAGGCAGCATCGATCGCCCGCTGGAACGCGGGGACTCCCGCAGTACAAGCGGTATCGGCAATGCAGGCACTATCCGGGCCACCAGTATGATCGGCACCAAACCAGCCGGGTATCCAGCCGAGCCCGTTATTGACGGCCGGCTTATCGAAGGCACACCAAGTACCCATGCTGTCTTGGATAGCGCCAAGACTAAGCGAGCTTTGGTTTATGCACGTGTAAGGCGCGCCCGCACCATCGTCGTTTGCCAGCGCGTATCCAGCAAGTATTAATTGTACGGCACTGTTGGTATTAGTTGTTGGGATTTGCGCCCTTGTAATATTCAGACTGCCGCCGCCAGCGCCAGTTGAGCTAATCTGAATATTTGAACCGGAAGGCGTGACTGTAATATTTGTCCCCGCCGTAATATTGAGGGCTCCTGCAAGCGAGTTAAGTGAAGTAACACCCCCACCACCGCCGCCAGTACCACAGGCGCCCGACGAGAACACCAGATGATTGCTTGCATCCAGACCAA